AATGGGACCCCCGGAGGGGTCCCGTCAGTTACTAGCCCTTAACCCAAATCAGAACACCACACTCTGGACGGTAAACGTCAAAACCGTACAGCGTGTCAGCCGTCATCAAGTCGGCCAGGTACTCTTGCTTGTACTGCGTCTGAGTACGGATACCCATCTGCTCAGCCATCACAAGTGCATCTGTGTGGAACAACAAGCAAGGCTTCTCACCCGCTGAGTTAGCGGTCAGGTTGGTGCTGGTATAGATGTCTACACCGTAAAGCTCACCGATCTTGCCGTTCACAACGCCACGACCATTCACGAAGTCAGATGACACGTATCGGTCGATACCCATGATCTGGTTACGCGCTGAAGGTGGGATCACCAGCTTGCGGTTTTCCATGGGAACGTCAGCGTCGTCTAGCAGCTGAATCGCGTCACGGAATGCCTGATCACAGAACTCAAGCGCGTTGCCCTCAACGTGCGGGTCAGCAGACGTACCGGGGTTTCCACCCAACGAGTCGATAGCATTGTCCCAGCCGTCTGTGGCAGAGATCAGGTCAGAATCGACCTTGCGTGCTAGAGCGTAGCCAGCGTCAGAGGTGTAAAAGCTTCGTAGCGAGCTTAGAGCCTGCTTCTCTACAATGTCCTCAATCAGCTTTGAAAATTCCCAGTGCTGGTCAATCGTGATGACCTTCTCACCCTCAGTGTTGGCGATCAGAGTGACTTGCTTCTCTGCTACCTTGCTGTTGGCGTCTGAGCGGGTCGGCATTGGGATGTGGATTGTGTCGCCTTTCTTGCCCGCCATCTTGATAGACTTAACTAGCGGCTTCATTACGATAGACTTCTCGTAAGCTGCGATAATTTCGTCAGACCAAATTGCTGGGATAAACGTCTTGGCGGTTGTTTTTGTTACTGCGGACCCTGTGGCCCATGTGGCGTCTAAAGCCATGATAATACTCCTAAAAGGTTAGTTAACCCCGCACTCGACCTTCGGCATAAGCTGCCATGATCTGAGGCTGCATTGCCTCGTACTGCTCGGGGTCGTTCTTCATTAAGCGGCGAATTTGGGCGCGAGAGAAAACTCTCCCGGACCTCTGGCCGTCTGGATTGTTGCGGGATGACCCGGTGTTGGCGCCACGTACCGCGTTTTTACGAGCCTGTGCTGACACGTTCTGGCTCGTTGCTGCTGTCTGTTTGAGCTGCTTGAAGGTTGTGAGTAGTTCGTCAGCTGCTGCGACTGACATCCCTTGATCCGCCTCCTGATAAAGCCGCTGTCTAATGGGGCTCTGCCTCACCCAGTCACCGAACTCACTAGAGGACAAAACCTCTCGCAAGTCTTCGTGCTTGGACTGCAGCTGCGCCACGCCTTGGGCCTTTCGCATCTCTACCGCGACTGCCTGCGCCTCTCGTAGTGCGGGGTGTGACTCCAGCTGTTGATTCACCGCTGCCTTGGGATCAACGAAGTAGTCCACCTCCTCGACGGGGGGTCGCTCCGGTTGTTGCTGTGCTCTTGCGGACGATTGCACGAAGTTATCAAACACCGCACGCAGCTCTCCGATCTCGTTACCTTGGCGACCAAGAGCCTTCTCGGCCTCCTGGTGCATCCGCGCAATATCTGCCGCAGACTTGTTTCGGTACTTCTCGGGTAGCTCCTCTTGGGGCTCCGCACTCTGGGCTTCCTGTGCCTCGTCGACTTCGGGTTCTAGCGCCTGCGCTACTCCGTCATCTTCGATTAGGGTTTCGCCCTCGTTGAGTGGTACTTCTACTTCATCGTCCTCAATCCATGTTGCCATGTCATCCGCTCCTAATAGGGTTTATCGGAATTAGTAATAAACAGCTCGGATGAGCCGTAGGTGTCCGGTCCCGCGAACGGGGTTGCCGGTTAGTTAATCAGCCGAGTTAGTGGCTGACAGGTTCGTCGTACTGAGACTCTGAGGCCAGTACAGCGTTCTCGTAGCCGGCAATGGCGCGTAACGCCTCAAGCCGGCCCTTGCAGTGAAAGAACTCGTCAGAGGTCGATGCGGCGTCGAGAGTAAGCGTCTCGATTAGGCCCTCAACCTCATCAATAAAGTCCCTCCATCCCTCGGTCATAAACATGCCTCGGGCGTTGTCAAAAGCCTTTTGGTCTTCCATTACGATGTCGGCTCCACTGATTTATTGGCCACCTTGCGCTTGGGCTCGGTGCGTCCGTTGTTCTTTGCCTCGAGGGCGTCAACGCGCTGGTACAACTCCCTCAGCAGGTTGTTAACCTGCGTCAACGCCTCGTCTAGCTGTCTGGTTGTTACGTGCATTTACTGCTCCCTCTCCAATGTCTCAATAAGTCCCGCCAAGCTGGTGGTCAGCGCCTCCTTTAGGCCCTCTACTGTCTCCTCAATAGACAGCGCCGTCTGCATCTCTGCAAGCGCATCCGCCAGTGTCCTGGCCGATACCGTGCCAGTTAAGCTAGATCCGTCGCCTACAAACTTGTTGGCCGATACGGTTCCGGTGAACTCGGAGTCGGAGCCGATCTTGGCTCCAATAAAGAAAGGGTCTTTTAGACTGGTGACCCATAGCTGGTCGCCAAAGTATTCGATGGTGTTGCTGCCAATGTCAGAAAAGAATGAATCGCCACCTGACAGCGCATCGACCTCATCCTTGCTATAGACGCTAAGGCTAGAGCGCATGCCCACCGCATCGTTCTTCTTTACGCCGTTAGCAGATTGCTCGCCACCAGAGAGGAACCATGTGTCGGCCATGTTGTTTGCAACGCTATTTTGGGCGAATGTTATGTTCTTAACAGTGACTTGGGTGAACTTGGCGTTACCTTTATCGTCCCTCAAGGCCAGCGTGTCCGGAATCCAATCGTTAGTCATCTCAGGAAGGTCAACTTCGCCGGCCCATGTATCCTCGAGCTGCTGGAGGAACCATCGGTTTACCTCTAGCTGGTTGGTTAGCTCTGGCACATCCTCGGTAGACTTGAATCTGCCCTTGGCATCCCTAAACAGAACATCGGAGTTTGTTTCTATGAGATCCGTGGTGACAGGGGTCCATCCTGCGCCTTTCTTGTAGACCATCCATTTGTCGCTGCTACCCGGCTTTTGGACGTAGTTGGACAAGTCAACAGAGCCAGAGTCGCCGCCACCCGATGATCCGCCTCCCACCTTATAGTGGACCTGCGTCTCGCCGGGCAGAGGCATGTCTAACGTGTAGACCTCACCGTCGGTCATGGTGACAATAATCGCGCCGTCACCGTCTTGGGTGATGTCCTCAATGCCTACGCCGTCCTCACCGCACGCGCCGTCTGCGCCGTCGCTGCCGTCTTTTCCGGGCTTGCCCTGCTTGCCGTCGTTACCCTTGGGTCCCTGCCTGCCGGCGGGACCTGAGTCACCCTTGGCGCCACGGTCACCCTTGACGCCCTGAGCGCCGTCCTTGCCGGGTTTGGAGGCGGCAGCAGACTCCGCGATCTCCTTGCGGATGAGCGCGATGACTGTGACGAGGCTGAGTCCTTCAATAGATGTGCTCATTGCTGAGTGGGCTCTCCGGGTGCGGGTTGCTGTGGCTGCTGTGGCTGTTGCTGCATCATTTGCTGTAGCACTTGGGCCTCTTGAGCTTTGGTCTGCATGGCTGCCTTACGCTCCTCAAGCTCTACTTTGAGGCGCTCCTCCTCCATAAGCAGTTTTCCAAGCTCAATCTTGTCCTTAAAGCCAACATCGACCTGACCATCCTTGTCCACGTCGCTATATTTGAGGTAGGTCTCCTTCGGCAGTACCTCAGCCTCAACGGTGTATTTCTGAGCCCTAGAGGCCGATTCCGCCGCCTGAGCGCCCAATAGGGCTGTTTGAGCCTGCTGGAGGGCCATTTGGGCCTGCATTTGGGCTTCCTGAGCCTGCTGAGCCTGCGGATTTGGCTGGCTAGCTTGGTCAATTGCGGCGATGATTTCCTCTCTAGAGCTGGTGTTTAAGTGCTCAATAATGGCCTTTACGAGGGCACCTTGAGCCGGCGTGCCTGGTTGCTGCGTCTGAAGCACCTGAGATAGCTGTCCGACCTCATATTCACGCGCCACAACGCCTAAAGAGCTGATAACGCTGAATTTGTAGTCCTTAACCGGGTACTGCTCGGGCGCAAACTGCATATAGCGGCATGCGGCCTTCTTGATCATGGGTTTGAGGAACTTATCTTGAAAGTTGACCAGTGTGCGCTTCTGACGCTTGATAACAGCGCCTAAAGACATGGCCACACCGCTTGCGGTGGCCTCAGATCCGGGGTTTTGGGCCATTTGGGCGCCGTCAACGGCACCGGTGGCCTGCTGGATCATCATTTGAAGGCTTTGGGCCTGCGTAAACGTCACCTGATTCAATTGACCGAAGTTAAACGGCATAATTGCCGCCTTCGGGTCGCCGTTAGTCAGCAACATGCGTCCAGGACGCACCTCGAGCTTGCTGCCACGGGGCACTTTAGTGCTATCCACGGCCAACATGGGGCTGGTAGTCAGTGCTAGAGAGTCGATACGGGCGCGAAGCTCCGCATCCAGCGCCTTTTGCGCGCTGTAGCCCTTCTCGCAGACGCCACGACCCCAGAATCGGCCGGGGACAACGTCCCACGGGAACGCAACAATCGGTCGATCCTGCGTCATATAGGGGTTAACGGATGCCTTGAGCACCTCACCACCGTTGGCAACGACCACGACGGCCTCCTGCCACGATGAATCACTCTTTAGCTCCATCTCATCGACGCCTTGGTCGAGGAGGAGGTCTCTAGGGACCAGCCCGTAGTATCGGATAACCTTCACGCGATCAGCGGGTTGGTCAACGAGCGAAATGTCGGCCTCAAGGTCCCGATCACTCGGGTCTGTCTGGATGTCAACGTCGCGGTACACACCCTGCTCTTGTAGGATCTCTATTTTGTGCAAGGGGACGAACTCCTCAATGCAACAGCCCAGCGCGTCGTCAATGGACGTCGCACTAGGGTCGATCAAGAAGTTACGGGGCTGGATAGGTATAAGCTTTACGAGGGGGCGCTCTGTTGGCTGCACGCCGAACTCTTGGTGTACCTCGTCAAGCTGCTGCGTGGCCGGCACCAATTCAAGGTAATCCTCGACCACCATCTCAGCGATGCCTGTGCCGAAAACGGCGGCGTTGATTAAACACTCACCAATGGCGGGGCGCACGTGGGCCAGCTCAAAGTCTTCGTGCAGCTTCTTACGCAGAAACACAATGTCGCTATTGTCTTGGTCCTGCGAGTCGTCCTCGATGTCGAATATCTTGTCGCCCTGAAAGGAGGCGGTCTCGATTTCTGCGACACTTCCCTCAACGGCTTGCTGGAGGGCAGGGGCGATCAGGCGTGACCTCTCACTGTCCCGAGTCTTATCCTCCTCGGCCCACTGTCCGCGCCAGAGACGGTAATACTCGTCGTGCTGCCGCTCGTAGTTGGCTGAGTAGTGGTTGCGCCACTCAAGTACCGTGGACGCGACCCACTCGCCGAGGTCCTCACCGGACATCAGCACGTCTAGGTCGTCGTTTAGCTTCTCTTGGAAAACAGGTTCCATAAATTAATATCCCATTGCGATGTCTTGAGGCTCCCACTCGTCCTCAACCATGTCCTTGCGGTATGACTTCTGATAAAGCTGGTCGATGTAGGCGAGGGCGTCGATCATGTCGTCGTGCGCCATGCGGCTGGGGAACTGTATGGCCTCGTCGATAAAGTCCGCGTTCCACTTGCCCTTTTTCAGGTGGATCATCCCGTGCTGGCTCTTACCCTGTAGCGCCCAGAGGATGCGGTCCTCTTTCTTTTGGTTGCCGTGGCTGAGTAGCTCTATGTGGAAGACCCGGTGCTCTCGTCGCATCTGGTCCTGAAGGGGCTGCATAACAGCCTGCTGAGCG